TAGTTTTTTTTATTCTGAAAAGAATTTTTGTGCAATACCGCTGTTACTAGAATCAGTACCCATCCAGTAAAATAATGCTGAATTTAGCAAAGTGGTTTTTGCAATCTGGGCTGAGGTTTTATATACAACTTTGCGGTATCGATCGTCGTCAATAATATCTAGCATTTCTTTCTGAAAGGAATATAATTTTAACTTCTGCCCGGCTGCTGCACCATCTGGCAAAATTAAATGTTTCTCTGCCCATTCGCTGGGCTTCATCTTTTGAGGCGGTTTTAATATTTTAATAGTACGTTTAAGTACTTTCAGAGTTTTGTTTGTTTTCATCTTCGGCATCCTTGCCTTTTTCTATTACGTATTTCATATCCCCGATTTCAGTTAACATTTCATCAATGCGTTGTTGTAATACTCGCTTAACTTTGAGCACAGAATCCTGTTCAAATACTTCGTGCTGAATCTTGTTCGGTAACGTGCGGAAGTAATCACGGAAGGTTTTAAAGAATTGGTTTAGTTCTTTGTAAACTTCATCAGCGGGGATCAGTAGTTCCCGCTGCCTATCTAGTTCGGTTTCGGCCTGTTCTGCTTCTGCAATTAACTTCCTTAGACGAGCCTTTTCAATCTGCTCTTTCGTATCGGTATCACGCAACGGTTTGAGTATGTTCTCTACAATCCAGGCGGTAGCTTCGGCATCAGTATCTTGTGGC